CGGTAGCCATTTGCAGCGGGTATGCAGTTCTTTGCGACCGTCACGCCTTTGTTGATTGTCTCAGGCTGATCCGGCAACCATTCTCCAAATTGTATCATTGAGAAGCCCACGTTGCGGTTGTTGATGTTTGTGTTGTCCAGACGCCGGGTGCATCAGACTGGTCGCTCCAAACGCCAGGTTGATCCGTGATAGGCGTCCAGTCTTCACCTAAAACTTTCATAGTGACTGCTGGGGTGACCACGATAGCGCCGGTCGATGGCATACTGAATATACCGTTTGCATTTGCGGTGACGCTAAACTCAAAGTCAGCCGTGCCAGCCGCCAATGTCACAAAGTTAAGAGTTGCGGTGCCTGTCACCTGAATTGAAGCCGACGCAGATGCGGTGCGGACTCTAGTACCTGACGCCGTTGCTGTGCCAACAGCCGTAACCAAAGCCTCAAATGGGCGCACTCTCAAAAACGCGCTGGTTTGTGTAACGAGTGCCGTTACCGCAGCAGCAAGGGGGCGAATGCGTGTTGACGCAGTCCCCGCAGTGAAAGCAACGCTGGCTGTCCCCGCCATGCCTTTCAGCTTTGAGGCAGACGCGGTTGCAGATATCGATGTCGAGGCGGTGGCCTCCGCCACCTTTACCTCAAGGTCAACATTGTCGAGAGGGCCGTAGTTCCAATTATCAAGTGCGCCCCAACTGTCCATATGGTCGAGGACGGTTGCAGTCCACGCGACCTTATCTCCAAGTGTGTCCAGCGTTAGGGTGTAGCTGTCAAGGCTCCCCGATAGCCGGTCGAGTGGCGCTGTGCTAGGCATTACCCTGCGGTAATATCCATGTCGCCAACAGCGAGTTTGAGTATATCACCTGACTCAATTACTTTGCTTGCGGTCAGCGCTCCATGAATAAGAAGGTTGCCACCGCTTGAAGCGTCAAAGAGACCAAAATGGCTCACTGTCCCCCAAGATCCAGTTGCGGCAGAAAACTCAACAGCCGCATCATTTGAAGCAGTGCCGGATGACGCCGCGCCGAAGCTGACTGATTGACGAGAGTAGTTGTTTCCGGTCAGTTCTGTGCCACTATTGTCATCATTAAAAGATCCGGTGGACAAGCCGACGTAAACCGTTGTTGGCATGGTGTAGGCACCTGTTCCAAGCAGATGGTCGAGTAGCTCGTTCTCTGCGTAATCACTGAGCGCGCTCATTACTTATACTCCTGTGTTCTGGCGTTGATAAATTGACTGTATTTGAAGTGAACCGGTGCCGTAATGCGCACGGCTTTCATCTTTGCGGATTTCTTCGATGGCGCGGCTGAACTTGCGGTCGTACACTTGGGCCCGTTGTTCATCCATCAAAAATGTGTAGGCCTCTACAAGAGCCCCGCTAAGATATGCGTCCGGGTGACGAGTCAATATTGTGTTGGTGGCGTTAGTTGCCGATAAGGGAGTGATCTCGCCAATATAAACGATCTCCACCTCATATATCGCATCAGGAACAGGACGCAGCCGTATTTCATCACCAATTATTGAATAAGACTTTGGCTTGCCTTGTCCGGTTGTCGAGTGGTCTGAGTCAATCGCTGTTGGGCTTTTATATTCAAGCACGGTCAAAGGTGAGGTGTTTAATTTAACCTCACGCACCTCACGCAAGTCGGTCGGCAAGGCTATGTACTCATTGCCCGCAACCGTTGAGGCAGTCGCCCGCTTTTCCTGAGAACGTGACTCAAGCTCACGTGACATTCTGACCTCTGCCAGTTTGATAAAGTCTGGGATTTGCGCGGTTAGGTCTGTTCTTGCTAAGAATGACTCAACGGTATTTTGCAAATCAGTGTACGTTGCGATTGCCATTAAACGTGCCCACCACCTGTTCTAAAAAAACGGTTGTCATAATCATTGAGCCACTTGCGCCACGCCTTCGGGTTGTCCTTATAGTCCCCAAACTTTTCTTTTAGCTCCATAAACACGTTGGCTGGGATTTCAGCTACGTGCTGCCAGTGCTTTTGCGTGTTGCCGGTCAATTGACCTTTTTGCCACTCATCCCGCAGACGCTTATTATGCTCAAGAACGTGACCGACGTGCTGCTTCTGTTCGATTGTCCAGCCGCCGTCCTCGTTCTCATGCACCCAAGTTTGACTGCGTTTCTGAGCGTCATTTCTAAGTAATCTTTTGCCCATGTTTCCCTCAAATAAGAAAAGGGGGCTAAAAGCCCCCTTCTCAGGTTTGTTATGCAGAACGATTATGAACCGTTGAGGTCCAAAATCATGCCATGTGCCTTTGGTGCCTTGACACACAAAGTCCACTCACAAATTAGCTGAATTTTCTCAGCGTCACCGGTTGCACCGATTTCGTTTTCTGAGAAGTTCCGGCCTGCAAGTGTGCCGATCTCAACGTAGTCAGGATCGATGACAAACAGACGGTCATTGCCCATAAATCTGGACGGCGTAATATTCAATTGACCGAAGTCATTTAAATATACTGAGACCGATCCAATAAATGATGGCGCTGCGTTTGCAGTGGCATTCACTTGGTTTGTGACCAAGTTTGTGCCCGCCTGACTAAGATCACTGATGTTCGCACGATTGGTCGCGGAGCATACCAACAGTTCTGGAGAACCGCCGTCAGCCCATGCGTCCTGTGTGGCATCGTCTATCAATGCAAGGGTTAAGGCCCTGTCATCTCCGCCGGTAACCGTATCTGTGCCGTCACCGGTTGCAAATGCACCAGCCGTTGCACCAACAGAACCATTGGTTATCCAGCAAGTCAGAGATGCTGATTTGCGTGGGCCAGATGCAGCGCGGGCCACATCGGTGTTGCCGATCATATGTTCTATGTCACGACGTAGCTCTAAGCCTTTTAAAACTTTTTGATACGCTACCTCACGATCACGGCCCGCTTTCTCGACAGCGTCGAGGGTCTTAGAAATTATCACGCCTTTCTGAGAAATTTGTGCGTAATTTCCGAGTCTGGTTGTGGCAGTCACACCAGTGTCCGCCATATCCGCACCTTCATTCACATGGTTGGCGGCGGCACTCGCTAATTCTTGAACTTGCCACTCTGCAAAAACACCGTTGATGGTGGTTTTTGCGGTTGAAGAGAAAATGGGAGTCTCATCGGAATCCACTTTATAAATCACATCAGCTAGGGTCTCTCTTTCCCCTACTGCTGTTGCGGTCGTTGCTGTAGCCATCTCATGGCTCCTTTCCTATCCTAAGAGTAAATCAACGGCGGCATTTATGCTCCGTTCTTTCGTAAGGCGCTGGCTTAACTGCCGCTTGCGCCTTGTCTGACTTTCGCCCTTAGAGCGTGGAGTACCAGCTTTTGCCATCTTCGGTGCCTTCCGCACCTTCTTTTTTGCGGCGTCTGTCTGCTGCGTCAGCGTTGACAGTCGCCAAGAGTCATAGAGTGCTTTGACCGCCCGATGGTCGCTTGCGACTTGTATTTCTTCGGGGGTGTAGCCAAGAGTTTTAGCGTAATTGATAACCTCCGCCCTTTCGCTGAGCATCGTTTTTTCATCACGCCACGCTGGGATTGCGTCCAGCATTCTCTCTTTTTCTTTGACCAAATGTTCCTGAAATGCGACTTGGCGTTCAGCAGCTTGCTGTTGCTGAATATTGCGGTTCTGTTCGTCAACAGCCTGCAATGTTGCCTTGTTGTCATTCCAGATTTGAACGGCTCTGGTGTAGTCCTTCGCATCTAACTCGTCATACAATCTGTCCCAATCCGGCTCTTTTGCCGTCACGGACTGCAGATGGTTTTGGAGTAGCGTTAGTCCTTGCGAATACTCGTCACGCTGCTTGCGGGCTTCAGCAATCTCTGCGTCAGCTTGTTTGCTTTTTTCAGCGATCTCTTGCATACGCTTTGTGAACGTTCCCTGCATCATGAAGCCGCTTTTCAGCGTATCAAGGTCTACCTCCATTGTTTTACCGTCCACCTTGACGGTATACAATTCAGGCTCCTCTTCGGCTGCTTCGTCAGCTTCATCATCAGAGGCGTCTTCCTCGTCACCTTCTAAGACCTCAACGTCTTCTTCATCCGCTTCCTCGACCTCTTCGGTCTCAGCTTCGGCTTCGGTTTCTGTTTCGATCTCGTCAGTTTCAGAGGGTTGAGCCTGATTTTCTTCAGGCTCTGCCGCCGCACTCTCCTGATTATCCGCTTCTGGCGGGTCTGGAAGTAGTGAGGCTACTGCATCATTAAAACTTAAACTATCGGGGGCGCTGGTTTCCGGCGTGGAATTGTCAGCCATTTTTATCACCTATTTTTTTCAAGTTGCTCCAAGTTCATCTTTGCAATCTTGCCATCGACCACAACGCTTGCGATTTGCTGCTTTATGGCATCTAGGGCTGTGCAAAGATTGTAGATGCGCTCGCGGGCCTGTGTGTCATTCACATCGGTTTGCCGCCAAGTGCGCAAAAACTCATCATTCAACTTCTCAAACGCCTCTTGCAAAAGAGGGTCTTTCAGCAGCCGTTCAGCGTGTGCCGCACGTTCCTGCTGAGTGCG